AGCTTTGTCAATATTCGTTGCCATTTTGTGTCCTTAAACGGTGTAATACCCTTGGTTGCGTTTGCCTCTGAACATCTGAATAGGATCAGGTTCATCTGTTGGTAGCTTGATAAAGCCACCCTGTCTAAATCTAATCAATGCCAATGTTGTTGAGTCCACCAAGTCATCGTTCGTACCACTTGGGAAGTCATTACATTCTTCAATAACTTCTTTTGCCCAACGTCTGTCAGGGGCCCAGACAATTCCCGATGCAAATAAGTCCGATACGGCATTGACCCTGGCGATCTTATCCTGTCCCTTGCCAGGTGTAAACTCCCCTACGGGTATCCCCATACGCCTGAACTCTTGATAAAGAGACGACCCGTTCGACTTTTTCTCTATTAAAAACGCATCAGGCTGCCACTCTTTATACTCTTCAAGCGTCAGACGTTTTAAGTCTGGGTACTCCATCCTCTTCTTAATAGAGTTGAGTAGGATGATGTTGTAGTTGTTGGTCTCTTCGTTGAAAAATACACCCCATGTGGTGAGTGCGTTGTAGTCAGCCCTGTTGTTGGCTTCTTGTGCAGCGTCCAATGACATGATGGTGAACTCACACATCGGTGGGTCGTCCTTGTCCCATATTTGCCACCATTCTCTTTTAATCAGAGCGCCTTCTTCAGACACGGGGTTCTGCATGTACTGGGCTTGCCAATACCGTGGATCCATACCCGCTTTCTTAGAGAGCAATTCTTCTATTGACCAAAAGTCTCCCCACAGTGGTTTGTCATTCAGAATAGCAGGGAACTCTACAACTTCCCAAGGATCAACGTCCTCTTCCTTCTGCATTTGACTTAATATTTGCCCTGTCAGATCTAACTTAGACCACCGAGTCATAACAATAATGATCGCACCACCTGGCATAAGCCGCTGAAGAGGGCCAGACTGGAACCACTCCCAAGCAGGTAAAAATACGTCTGGTCTTCCGGTTTTGGCTTCTTGTTCAGAGTGTGGATCGTCAATAATGAACAGATCAGCGCCGCGACCAGCGAGAGCACCTCCAACACCAATAGCAAAGTACTCACCATTAAAATTAGTCCCCCAACGTGATGCTGACTTTGAATCAGCTTGCAACTCTACACTCGGGAACACATCTTTGTATTGATCTGATCCCACCAAATTTCTAACACGACGACCAAAGTTTACCGCAAGATCTGCGGTGTGTGATGACATAATAATTTTCTTATGTGGGTACTTGCCCAAGAACCACGCAGGGGCAAGATAAGAAATCATTTCAGATTTGCCGTGCCTTGGTGCAATATTGACGATAACCCTTTTCTTTCTACCCGCCGCGATCTCTTCAAATATCTTCGCCAGACGTTTGTGGTGTGGGCCGACTTTGTAGCCTGGATATACATGATCAATGAACGTGAGAAAATCATCTTTGCCAACCTCCTGAGTAGAGTCAGCATACCATTTTTTCACTAAATCTAATGCCTTCCTTTTCTCGTCATCAGGCAGAGAAGGGATTTTTTGTTGCAGTGCTTGGATCTGCTCAAGTTTTAGGCGCATTGACTACTTTCGCTTGAACGTTGATTGTTCTGCTTTCTAATTTAGATAGCATTTCTAAAAGTTCGTTTTCAACCTCTTCGATGGGTTGATGCTTAATCGTAGTCTCTGTGCGTTTCTTAAAGGCGTCGACACCATCGACTTCCCCTAAAGCACGGTAAGCTTGCATTCTGATCTTAGGGTCTGGACTTGTTGTCTCAGCAACCAGACCATTCACCACATATTTCTTTAACTCTGCTAAGTCTTTGACAAGATAAGAATCGTGTTGGGCGACCATACCCGCGAGGTATGCAATCGTTTGATTAGAGTATTGCGCGATCTGTGCTGCGCCGTCTGGGGATGACAAGACATTTTGTACAGCGTGACGAGCAACATCTTTATCATCTTCAGTGGGTTCTATTGGATTGCCAGTTAAGTCTGAAATCATCTTAACTGTTCTGGCCCTCATGTCTAACTCTTCTTGAGGAGAAAGTTCAGGCATAGCTTCTGCAACTGAAGCTGGAATTGGAATATTGGAATCGATTTCTGGAACGAGTTCTATCATGGGAGGAAAGGAGGCACTCCGTAGTTTATACATATTATATACAGAGATTTGGTTCCATCAACTGTATATTTGTACAGTAAATGTTTGGAAAATTTTGCAAAAAATATTTTTTATTTGTACAAATCTTGGGGTATGGGGGGGAGATGGGACCCAATCCAAAAAGCGGGGGGTGGGGGGTGGCGGGGGCGGTAGGGGGCGGGAAAGTGTCAAGTTATGCTATAATTCACTTACACCGAAACGATCCTGTTACGGTGCGTTAGAAGATCATTAACATTGAAAGGTAATGCTATGCAAAGCAAAGCAACTATAGCCTTCGCATCGGGCTTGGCAGATGCAAGTGACAGTATCAAGAGGTCTTTAAAAGCCAAAGCGATACTGGTTAGAGATCGCAAGATGCTTGGCAAAGTGCTTAGATCACTAGATCGTTTGGGCGCCGAGGATATTTCTGTTAGAGCGGATGCTTGGAATAACAAACCTGTGCTCTATGTTCAGATGTACAACTTAGAGTCCTTCAAAGATCCTAAGTTGGTTGCGATCTTAGAGTATGTTTCGGTGTTTAGCGACACTTCAACATCAAAGGATTGGGCTCAATTTCTCAATAGAGATTTTAAGTTTACTTCATTAACTATTGACATACACATTGGTGCATATGTCAAAGACGACAGTCCAACATGCCGAAAGGTAGTGATTGGTACGGAACTACAGACTGTTGAGAAATACAAGATAGTCTGCGACTAACAAGTCAACAGGGAGGTGACAGCTCCCTGTCTTTTTTAACCAAGGAGAAAATTATGCAACTAGTTTATTCAGATAACGGCAAGCCCGTTGAGACAGGTGACATAGTAGACCTCGATGACGGCAAAGCTGTTGTTGAGTACATCACAGAGCCACACAAACCTGCATCGACAGGGCGCGTTGGTATCAAGTACGTTGAGAACAAGTGGACTACGGAATACTTTCCCAACGTGATCGGTGCGGAGTGGATCGGTAGGACCGACCAATAACCGAAGGGGCTACGGCCCCTTTGATACCAGTTATGTGTTGTCGTGCGTAGATGGGCGTGCGTGGCTAGGCGTGGGCTTAAATAAGTGTTCGGGTTGACCCGAATTCAATTAGTTGTGCTATAATTCTCTTACACCATCTAATCCTAGTGGTGTATTTTGTTCATTAAAATTGAAAGGCTAATTATGCAAAGCAAAGTAAAAACCCCAATAGCTAACGCTATTTCTTCTATTGTTTCATTAGCGGATGCTGGATATAAAACCGCATCTAATTTAGATGGTAATTACTCTATCGCAAAATTCGTGATGGGGGAAGATTCTAAATTTCCTAGTGAAATTAGTGAAGAAACTAAAAGAGAATTGTTTATTGGTTTTCAGCGAAAAAATAATGAGAATGTAGGCGATAATTATTTTTACTATAGTGAAACTGATTTGATCCCTATTAAATCATTAGCGGATGCGCCTAAAGGTAGACCCACTATAAATGTAACTGTAGATTATGCATTGTCATTGTCTACATATGATTTCGGGAAACTACGGGAAACTGATAAACCGCTACATAGTGCGGTTAAGCAAAGACGGGAGGCGTTTTCAAAGTACGCTAGTGAATGTCTTAAATCTTTAGTGTCATGCGCTAATAAAATCTTAAATGGTGATAAACCTAAAGAGAGAAAAGCGAATGATAATTTTAGACAATCATTAGAGAAAATCTTTAATGGTGATGGTAAAAACAATGGCGGACTGGATAAGAAAATCAAATTAGCTGTTTCTCTTAAAGACATTACAGCAGACGAAGTAATGTACCGCATGGCTAAAGAGGCTTTCTTTAAGGTCTACACTAAAAAGTAATTAGCTAAGTACTTACCCCTAGTCAGAAATGGCTAGGGGTTTTTTTTCGCCCAAAATTTTTTGATACCAGTTATTCGTCGTCGCGCGTGTGTGTGCGTGTGTGCTCAGCTAGGCTTTGCTTAAATAAGACTTCGGGTCGACCCGAAGTTCCAAGATTCCAATGACGCTGGAATATTGGAATCTCGTTTTGGAATATTGGAACAATGGAATCGTTCCAACCAGATCAACAAAATTGGAACTTAGTAAGTCGTTGATTTATAAGGAAAAAACACCCCAAAATTCCAATATTCCAAGATTCCAGTCAATTTTGACCATACGGGAGATTTGGAGACAATCGTGTTCGCCCCTCTCTTTTTCGTGGTGCATAATTCTGCTAAACAAAACTCCCCTAATAGCAAAATTCCCCCTCCAAGACAAAACACTCCCAAGCCAGACATTCACTTAATATTCATTGGAATATTGGAATATATATAAATATATAATATATTAGTATTATTATTTAATAATAAAAACAAAAAAAACACTTAAAAAACTAAACCATTACTACTACTTTTTTCATCATTCCAATATTCCAGTCCCTTATTCCAAGTTCCAATTTTTTTGGACAAACTTGACACTTACTATCCCCTCAAATAACTATCGTATATAAACCCCTATCATAAAGTGTCAAGTTGTGATACAATGTATTTGTTGGTCGGGGAAGACTTTGACCAACACATTAATTAACCATTCGGGTCATCCCGAAGTCAACTGGAGAAAACTATGCAAGCAAACTTTTTAATCGCCCCACGACTTGTGCGTAAAGCCAAGCGTTATGTGCCATCTATTCCAACGATGGATAAAACAATTCTTAATTGGTCAACAGATCAATTCATCACAGGCTTTGGCGCAATCCAATGCCAAGAGGGGGACGGCGAATACTATCGTACGAATGTATGCGACCCTGACTTTGAGTTCGATGAGTTCCATGATGAGCAAACGCTTGAAAGCGATTGTGAATCGTGCGGGTTGCGGATTATCGAATCGGACACACCCGACGGCGTAATTACTGACGAAGACGACGAGATGCAAGACGCATTCCTCTGCGAGCTTGAGTATCAGTACAAACACCTATAAGTATTTTCTTTAACGATGTTGCATTATGTGTCAAGTTGTGATACAATGTATTTGTGGGTCGGGAAGTATCCACAGTCAGTTCTTATTTAGTTATTCGGGTAATACCGAAGTCAATCAGTAAAGGAATCAGTATGGGAAAGATGAAACGCTTTTGGGAAGAGATCATTGATGCCGAGGGCATCGATCCCCCTGTCAACACACCACAGGTGCATATCCTCATATGCAACGGCAAACCAGTAGACGGGTATGTCGATCACGCAACCGCAGAGTATGAGATGTATCTCTGCATACAGGGCGATGAGCAAGAGCTTGGACAAAGCAACTCTTACGAGATCGTCACACTACCACTTCAGACTCACAGGATGGACTAACTATGACTCAGCGCATGAAGCCAATGTGCGTGCGTTGTGGCGATACATTTTCGCCCAAGCGTGCCAATGCAGGTTACAACATATGCCTATGGTGTGGCGAGGAGGAAGCACAGACTCGCAAGCACACCATCGTGCCTATGCACAAGAGCAACTATATGCTCATCACGAACAGGGAAGATCTTAAAGGTATCAACAACAAGGGAGGATATTACAAATGAACATTGAAAAGCAAGCAATGAAAGCAACGGAACTAGCCAACATCGTAGGTGAAGCATTGGATGGGCAACATATGCCAATAGTCATGACTGTACTGTCACGCCTATACATCCAATCCGCCATTGAGATGGGTATGCCTAAATCAGAACTGATGCAAGCGTGCTCTGTCATCTACGATCTTCTGTCTGACAACTCAGACGAAGTAGTCCACTAAACAATCATTCACACAATCACGAAGGAATAATTATGAACTTTGAACTTTCACAACCCAAACAGGTAATCTCATTATCAACATCCGCTAGCATTGTCTCAGTTGAAGTCAATGTGTGGACGGCAACGAAGCAAGATCGTGCGATCTCGAACGAGGTCACAACGATGAAGAACGCTGACTCAGAAGCAGGCAAGTTCACCAAGAATTTGCTTTCCAGTTCACCCGAACACAAAGCTTTGATGAACTATCGGCAGACAGTATATAACTGGCTTCAGCGTTCCACTTATGACTGGTCGGGCTCTAGCCGTCTGTTACCACTGGTCAATCTTGAGCGCTTTATGAAGGAGTTTGAGACACACGACAAGGAGTTCAATCGTCTACTTGATGAGTTCATCGTGAAGTATCCGCAGATCGTCAGCGACGCCGCTTTTAAGCAAGGAGATATGTTTGATAGAAGTCAGTATCCTGATGTTGGCGATGTGCGTTCGAAGTTCCGTATTAAGTTGTTTGTTACAACTGTACCCTCTAACGACTTCCGTTCAAGTATCTCATCGGTCATAGCCGATGACTTAAAGAACCACTATGAGCGTCAGGTGAGCGAGATCATTGACAATGTGATGAGCGATGCAAGCGAGCGGTTCTTGGAGATCGCGTCTCGCATAAGCAATGCTTGCACCGAAGTCACACCCGATGAAGACGGCAAGGTCAAGCGCAAGAAGATCTACGATACAACCATTACACAAGCAAAGGAGTTATGCCAAACACTAAAAGAATTCAATCTAACAAACAATCAGGCATTGGAGGATGCCCGATCACAACTGGAGAACGCATTGCGCGATGTATCCGTAGAGGATCTGCGTGAGAGTTCGTATGTCCGTAGTGTGGTCAAGAACGATGTGGACGACATACTGTCCAAGTTCGCACCACTCAAGTCTTTTAATTAATTATTCACTTCAACCCGAAAGGTAAATCATGTCACAAATCAACTTCACTCTTACCATGTCCATCGATGAGACAACTAACTTCATCAAGACAATGGCAGATCAAATTACACCTGTTGTCGTATCTGAGCCTGGGGTCGGCAAGTCAACCATACTGAAGACTCTAGAGACTGAGATGGGAGACGAGTACGATTACATCTATGTCGACTGTCCTGTTAAAGATATGATGGATGTTGCGGCGAGTATTCCCAATCACGATACCAAGTCTCTTGAATACTATGTATCTGATCTGTTCAAGATCAAGAATGGTCGCAAGAAAGTCATCATGCTTGACGAGTTTATGAAAGCACCCAAGCTCTTGCAGATCATCTTCACTCGACTCATGCTTGAGCGTACTGTGGGCGATGTGCCCCTGCCCGAAGGTTCTTTGTTGTTCGGGACAAGTAACAATGCAAGCGATGGTGTCGGTGACAATATGCTCGCTCATGCAGGCAATCGTGTAACGATCATCAATATGCGTAAACCCAATCACATGGAATGGAATGTGTGGGCAACGAACAATGGCATTGCTAGACCGATCAGGGCATGGGCATCGATGAACACCAAGGCGTTCAAGTCTTACAAAGATCCCGATCAGAAGGACAACGAGTTCATCTTCAACCCATCATCGACTAGTAAACAGTTCGTGTCTCCCCGAAGTCTTGCAAAGGCATCTGTCATCGTAAATCGCAGAGATAAGATCACAGAGAATGCTCTCATGGTCGGTCTTGCAGGTACTATCGGCGAAGCAGGTGCGAGATCGATGTCTGCGTTCATTGCGTTGGAGGGCAAGCTGACATCGTTCGCTGATGTGATGAAG